TGTTGCAAGATCCATGATATATGATCCCGTGATGATGTGTTGAGTTCTTTCAGTCGAGTAAAGGATGCACCCTTGACATATCCTTGCGTGCGGTTATCTCGTTTAGGAGTGAATTCCGATCCTTTGACGAAAGGGTGCCGGTTTCGTAGTAGTTCTTCAGTTTCGCGTAGTTCTCTGGTGAGAGAAGATGCAAGTTGCCATGCAGCGTTCTCATCAAAAGCCCATCCATGAATCTCCTGCTCCGTAAGGATTTGTTGTACTTCGTGTTCTAGCGCGACCCATTCAGGTAAGGCTGGAAGTGTTTCCATAGTTTGGTGGTAACGTGAACGTCTTGTATGCAATAATCTTCCATTTCTTGGGACCAATCTGTCCAATTAGAAGTGGAACCGTAGTCACCTTTACGTTCATCTAATCTGTAGCCGTAAGATTCAAGTGAGTGTTTACCGTACAACTTGAGAGGCATACCATCCCAGGTACGACTCTTATCCAAGTTGATCATGTCGGGGTGGTAGAGTCTGCTAAGGAGTAGAGTATCGACCATATAAGCAGGCTTACCAAACCAAGGGTAAAGTTTGCGAATAACAGGTATGTCGTAGCCAATAATGTTGTGGCCAATAATCCTGTCCGCGTCCTGGAGTCTTTGCAAGCCTCTTGATACCGGCTCACTGGACCCTGTGTCATTGTACGCAAGCGTCTGATCAGTCGAGAGATCGTGGATAGCAAGGCAGTGGATGGTACTAACATCATGCAATAAACCGTTTGTTTCTATGTCAAAGATTAGACTCACTTTCCATTCCATCTGAACGTCCTGTCTTTAAATTGAGCACGTTCAATAGCTTGGGTGGTAGGTGGGTTAGGGCGTTTGAGTTCAGAAGTCTGTTGCTGCGTTGAACTCTGGTTCGGGTTGGGTTTCATAGAATTTACAGGTAGGTAGGTCATAACTTAACTGACAGGCTACTCCAGTCTCGCCCGAATAACGATTTTTAAGGATTCTAACAGTCGTAGAACCTCCAGCTTTGTCGGATTGTTGATCTCTTTCCAATCCAATACACGCGTCGCTGAGTTGAGCGATTGCAGCAGATCCGCGCAATTGTCCGAGCGTAACTCGTGCTCCTTCTTCATGATTCTGATCCGATGATGTACGTTTGAGGTGAGACACCAAGAACAACGCTATGCCAGTGCGCTCCACGAGCGACCGAAGCTTAGTCATTGTAGTGTCAATCATTCGTCGTTCGTCTCCGTCAAGCCCAGAAAGGAGGATGGAGAGGTGATCCAAGAAAATGATTCTACAGTCGAGACCTGATGCCAGGTACTCAATCCGATTATAGATAACATCAGGATCGTAGGAGCCGAAACCGTCAAACAAATAGAGGTTCCAATTAGCCATTGTAGCGTCGAACGCCTGAACAAGATCTTCGTGAGTATGTTCACCCAGGTGTAATGATTTACCGACATGGGAACTCATCAATCCTAGGGCTGTACGACGGTTGGATTCTTCCAACGCCAGATAACCGACCCGCTCCCCCTTGTCAAGAAGGTTAGTTGCAAGTTCACGACAGAAGCTGGATTTTCCGATACCAGATCCTGCAGTGATTGTAACAAGCTCTCCATATCTGATCCCGTGAAGCTTTGTTTGTAGTCCTTGAAATGGGTAGTCATGATCTGCAGCTGGTGATGGTGTGGTTACAAGATCTAAAAGAGTTTTGCCATCGACAATGCCATCAGGACGGAACGGTTTGGCGTCCCAGATAGCTCGACATACAGCGTCAGAGTCGTTGGCTTGGAGTGCGTCTGAGGCGTCCTTGTAGTCGCCTTGGAGGTGGGCAATCTTGACTTTACCAGGTGGTAGTACACTAGCACACTCTTCAGCGGCTTGGCGGCCTGGTTCGTCATTGTCGTAAAAGATAACAATCTCATCGTAGCCTTGCAGCAATGGGAGTTGTTTCTGTACAGCCTTCTTTGCACCAGCTGCACCTGATGGTACAGAAACCATCGGCCAACCTGGCATACATTCTGACCCACTAGCTGCATCCATCTCGCCTTCAAAGATGACGATACGTTTACCAGTAGTAGGGTAGAGATGTTGCCCGAAGAATGTACCAGGTACCTCACCCTCATACGAGAATGATTTACCTTTTGTCTTTACCTTGGCACCTTTGACGATGCCTGATTCGTCATGATAGTAAAAGCGAAGCTTATCACCATCACGGTATATTTTGTACTTCTCACATACTTTCTGTGAGAGGTTACGCTTCTGCAGCCTTTGGGCTGAGCCTGTTATGTTCACACGTTTGGTTTCGTGAATGTGTAAAGAAGGTTCACCATCACCGTGCGTATAGTGATGGCAAACGAAGCAATATGTGTGACCGTCATCATAGACACTCTTGGCATCTGACGACCCACACTCCTCACATGGCTCATGAAATAAGAATTCAGATGAGCCAATCGAGGGGGATGTTTTGGAATGATGTCCAAGGGATGTCATGCTTATCGCACCACTTAGCGTATGTAGTTTTAGATTTTTTACTGATCTTATTGAACGGTGCCTGAAAGACCATACGCAAGTCAAGGTTAGGATTTAACTCCTTTACTGCCCTGATCTTGCGACGGTCAGCAGGCTCCCAGTAACCCTTACACTCCAGCACGACACCATTGGGTAACACGAAGTCAGGTGTGTAGACATGCTGGATAATGTAACGGACTCTAGTTGTTTCGTACTCGTACTTGACACCAAGATCGACAAGCAGATCAGCAACCTTCTCTTCGAGCTTGGATCTGAATGCCATATTAGAAGTCGTCGTCAGAACCAGGGAGAACAGTGACCGCAGGATCGTGAGCCTTGAACCCTTCGGTTTTACCAAACAGGGCAGCTACATCTTCAGCAGCCATATCGCCAGTGTCTACACCAGCTCCTGAATTGAGAGACACCAGTTGTACACCAACCAGTTTAAGGCTTGTTCCATAAGTGACGCCATCCTTGAGGATGTACGGCTTCTGATAGAACGCCAGCTTAACTGTGCTACCAGAATACATGGGCGTATTCTCGTCTGTGACAGGTGTGCCTTCGGTATCGACGACAGGCGGACGGTTCTCTTCATTCCAGCTAAACTTGACTTTGTACTGGTTGTCTGCAACTTCTTCCCAAGGCTCAGGCTTGAGCACAGAACGCTTAGGATTCTTGAGTTTACCTTGTGCCCACTGCAGTGAGTCTTCACGGTCAGTTTCAAGGGCGTCAACCATGCTGCCATCAACTAGGGCAGACAGGGAATAACCGAACTTACTCGGCTTCAGTACAGCTTGATAACCTTCGAGGATGACAGGCTGTTCGGTTTTGTGGATAGTGCGTGGCATTAACAGAAAAAATAAGTGGATTCAATCACGGATTCCGGTTCAAGGTCTCCAATGATCGGTGGTTCAGTCTCCGCTTCTATTTGGTGAGCGAAGTCTCGCAAGTAATCGTGCTCTGCAAAGAGGTGCATATATGTCTCTCGTACAATTGCACTGAGAGAAGACATGTCGGTAGCACGACACAATACAGAATCATGAATGAGAGCGATCGGTGCGTCAAAACGTAGCGCAGAAAGGTGGAGGAGCGAGGCATCGAGTGAATGGATTAAATTTGGAGCTGTTGCATTCTTGTGGTGTTGTTTGTCAACCTTATCATCGTCATCGACGGCGACAGTTAACTGACAACGACCCATTAATTGCAAATCAACACCGACTGTTTGTTTCTTCATGAGCTTTTGAGTGACGACAAAACCTGATGGAGTTGTCCATGTCAGCTCTTTCTTTCCTCTGTCGATTGCCTTGGCAACTTCAGATTCAATCCAGCTCATGACAGCCATGGGACCAGGTACTACCTCATCCATAGCATTTCTAACAGCAACGACTGTCTTTGTCAAGTCGTCTTTGTCAATCTCAACACCCTTCTCTTTTAGTGCGTCCCTGATGTACCCACGGTTGCTAAAAGGTTTAGCATTATAGGGTACTGTCATAACTACTCGCTTGACAGTTTTTCTATCCATATGTAAGCGGATAGAGTTAGGACAGTGAGGAGTAGCAGCAGTAGCAACGACAGCATAAGCATCTTGCGGTTTATCAGAAGGTAAAACGTTTACCAGTTTAGCTGTATTCTTATCACGTGCAAGTCCTGCTAGTATTTGTAGACCACTACATGTAGCATCTGTAGCAATTAAGGCACGTGTAAAGTGACGATCACATTTTAACACACAATGATAATACTCATCACATGCTGCAAGAAATTGCCAGGGTTCATCAGCAGCTTCCCACTCGTGAATGTGTAGAATAGGATCAGAAGCGACACAAGATATAACATGTGTATTATTCTTTACCCACTCCAATCGTTCAGTCATAGGAGCTTTATCAAGACCATAAGTAGTGGCAACTTGAAATGCTAACCAGTCCTCTGCTTCAGGAGTCATGTACGACTCATCAGCAAATGTCAATAAACTTTTTCCAAAGTCTGTATCTTGAGGTGTAAGGAATGCAGGAATTGGGTAAGCTCTTCCCCGGTAATCAAACGACCACGGGATATAGAACTTATCTCTACCCTTAAACCTAGCAACTGCTTCCATCGTCATGCGTGTTCGACATGACTTCCTAAACTCTTGTGCTTGCAAGTTATGTACTTCTGCACAGGTTCTCCTGTACGCTTGACGAGACTCTTTGTTCTCCTCAATATCTACAGGCTTGGGTGGTAGTTCATGATGAATAATAGGGAGGAACTTACCAACAGCTCGTTCCAATCTATCTAGCTCTTCCGCTACCCCTACAATAAAGGGGTTTAGCCGGTAAGCAACCTTCTGGATTTTGTTCAGAAAGTCCAGTGGTTTATCTCCCTGTATACATAAGGGGTTACCGCGACGGACCATATCGTGACCACGCATCACCTCATTAAGTATGTAGCCGCCTTGCCTGTTATGTTCCCAATCATTAGGTTCAATAAGCATCGGCCATGCGAGTGGGCTGAATAGTTCAGCATCCCTCATGATTTGATCTTTGATCTGAAGGAACTCAGGTGTTGGGATAACAAACTGGACACGCTTGCGTCCTTGCTGTTGCATGTCCTTGGTAAACCAGCCACTACTTTGCATGATGCAGTCAAGCAGCCAACCACCAAGTTTGATACGATTAGTTCTGCCCCACGCGTCCCACTGTTCAACACCATACCGGTTCATCAGTGTACGGATAACAACTACTTTTTGTTCCGTTCCAATAGAACGATGCCAGTAGTTGTCTTTGAGTACTTTAAGTAGACCTGGCGCATGTTTCTCGTAGTGTCGCATTAGACACTCTTGTTCAACAGCTAATCCAATACTGTCGCATACATTGACAGCCTGGTTGCTTTTTTCTTTGTATGAAAATACTTTGTCAAACGTTACTTTAACAGCGAGTGCTGCTGCAGCGAGAGGTTCCACGTCGGCTAGATATTTCTGAATATCTTTAAATGCAGCCCCTGCTTGCCCCTTCCTCAGCCTATTTGTAGTTGACTCAATACGTGCCACCACAAGAGGCAGCAAGGTATCAATAGAAGCAGCTCCATACACACTAGCAGACGCATACTCTTTGCCTTCTAAGTCGCGTGTGTTCTTGTGTAGTTTCTTTAAACCAAGAGCGATTGCATCACGCTCAAGTTGTATCTGTTCATCAATCTGCGCTGGTGTAGGCAATAGGCTCCTCTGCGTCCGTGGTGAA